AACTGTTCCGTCAATCGATTCCAACCTCTTAATTCGCCTTCATATACTTCGATAACATTCAAAGACTGATATTGACCCGAACGTTGTGCTAACTGTATATATCCTTTGTATCCTAACTGAAATTGGGCTTTTCCTTTATATGGAATAATCCATGCGTATCCTAAATTTTTGTCCACTGGTAAATCTAAGGAAGCGGCAACCATTGCACTAGTAACAATGCTCATTGGATCGACAGAAGATAAATAAGAATCGTTATTTACCAAATTTAATACACTTGCCATGAAACCATCAGATTTCTCTTTCAATACTTCTTTAAATTTATTTTTCATTGTCGGTGTATTCATTAGAGCTTTAAGCCCTAATTTAGAAGGATCCACTGCTTGATTGTTTTTTTCTGTTAGTTGATTCTTTAAATCTTTACTTGTTGCCATATCACTGAATCTCCTTTATCACTAATCTATTTGAAGTTGATAAACTGTAAATTTCCTCATCTTTCATCACATATGGATATTTCTCTGCTATTTTCTTCAAGTCTTTTCGTTTAGAAACGACTGATTTTAAACAAATAATCCGATTAGGTGTGATACCTGTAGAGGCATTCTTTATTCCAAGTTCCTGGATAATTTGATTGTCGATTTGTCGAATACTCTTCTCTAGTTCCTTCTTATTTTTGAGTAACTCTTCTTTTTGATCGAGTAGAACATCATAATCGGCATGAAGCATAATTTCAGTTGAATCTAATTCCGAATAACGCTCTTTTAGAAAATCTGACGTTGCTTTACTTCCATCGATCAGTGGCTCTTCTCCGCCAATAATGTTCGTTTCCCAAAAATCAACTAACCGTTCTGTGATGATGTCAATCAGTTCTTGATCTCGTTCAACTCGTTTCCATATAAATCTTTGACCACCAATCAACACAGCGATATAACAATAATCCTTGTTCAAAACATTCATATAATGTTGCACTTGACACAAATAACTAAGTGGCACTTCTTCTCCTTCCCACTCTTTGCTAAGAAATTGATTCGCTGTTTTACATTCAAGAATGGCATTTTCTCCTACTACATCACGGTCAATATTTGCTCTTAAGAATGGGTGTAACGGATGTTCAAACACTTGGTTTCTTCTACGAACCTTTTTGCCTGTTCGTTCTTGAAATTCTTTGGCAACAACTTCTTCTAAAACATTGCCCCAATAAGCTGGTTCGCTCTCTGAATCTTTCAACTCAATTTGCCCCGTTTTCTCAAGCCATAATTGATAAGGGGATTTGTATTTATTCAATCCAAGTACGGTTGCGACATCTGAACCACCAATACCTCTTTTGCGGTCTTCGAGCCATTCTTGATGGCTCATGTCTAAAGTTGATTTACTCATCTTCATCCTCCTCAATTTGTGGTCTTCCCCAATCAGGATTGTTTAGGTATTGATCTAACGATGATTCAAAGTCATTCATTAAACATCATCTCCTTAGTAGCCTTGCATGCAGGACAATCACAATCATTAGTTCGCATACATTCTTTAAACTTATCGTTCATTAGTGTTAGTACAATTGTTTGCAAAGCAAATGTTCCACCAAATACAACAGTTGCTTCATCTGCACTTGGATCAATCGCCCCAAGAGTAATGGCTACATCACTTTCGTTACACTCATGCATTAGTTCTTCAATTAAATTTTTAATTTTTGGATTCATATGGTAAAATCTCCTTAGTTATGTTTTTTTATGTTACCGATTAGCGACGGCCATCGCTGGTCGGTCTTTTTTGTGTTGGCATTTTGAAACTTTCTCTTACAGCAGTAACAACTACTAAAGTTCCCCAATAAATCAGCGCATATGCCGGGTTGATACTTGTCAGTATGATTGCTACAAGACACATAAGCAAAGCGCTTTTGACAGTCATTTTAAAAACCGTTCTCATTGCTTCACATTCCTTTCTAATTAGTATTGCGTTCTTCCCATTCCTTCACTAACTCGAAGTCATACTGCAAAACACCTCGAACCCTTCGAGAAGGTAACGGATCATTTTTTGAATTCGTCCATTTAGAAATAGTAGCTAATGAGACACCGAAATATTCAGCAATATCTTTAGCTTTCTTCCAAACTCTTTCTTTTGGTTGCTTTTTTTGAACTAAAGGGACCACTCTTTCCATTTGTGAAATCTTCATTTTAATTCTCCTTTCATGTATCCTTGACTGATCCAATAAGTTAAACGCTGTTCGCTTAGTTGACGAATATCAATTCCAAGAATTTCGCATAGTACACAGATCAGAGTCACTTCAATCATGATCTCGTCTAAAAATTCATATGCATATGAAATGATTTGCTGACGATCCTCAGCGGTTAAATAATCCTCATTTTTGAGAAGAATTTTTTCAACTTCTTGTTTCTTTTGTTTTCGCTCATCGGATTCTATCATTTGAAGCTTATCTAGTGACGAGGGGTCTCTTCTATAAACATCTCCATCAATTGATTTAAATAATCCAAAAAATTTATGGATTACATGGAGAGTAAAATCTGAATCTCGAAAATGATCAGTTAAAGCTTGAGCATTTTCTAACGTCACAGGCTTAGTATTATGTGGCGTTGTCCAATCACTCAATGACTGTTGAGATACATTAACTTGCTTTGCTATTTCTTTCTTCGTTTTGCCACTCTTATTTATCACCTTGATTAATGATTCTCGAATGACAGCTGATTGTTTTAACAGTTTAAACACCTCAATTTCTTATTCGCCCATATATCAATACGAGTAATTTTTTTGTACTATTCATTTAAAGAATCAAACGAAAGCTGCTTCGTCTAATTCACGTTCAAGCTCTTTTTGAACTTCTTCAACTAAACGATTAAGTTGATCATCTGTAGCACACTTGATGACGTGAACTAGTCTAGCTTTTGCATCAAGTACGATGTTTATTTTTTCTCGGCGTGACATAAAAAGCACTCCTTTTTTAGTTAACTAATATTTGGTAAACAATTGAAACAATAATAGAAAGTAATATTGACAAAACTATCGTACAAAATTTACCTTCAAGAAAATCTTTATTGTTCTTTTTTATTTGATCGTCTCGTTATGTGTCATTTTGTTACTTTGATAGTTAAAAAAAATAGTCCAATCAAAGGATAAAACAGTAGCAATTTTCATAGCTACATATGGACTAGGACTTCTCTTGCCACTCTCAATCATACTATAATAAGAACGCTGAATTCCTGATCTTTTAGCTACTTTTTCTTGAGTTAGATTTTGTTGCTCTCTTTTTTCAATTAGCCATTTCCTCATCATATACCTCCTATTTATGTGTCATTTCGTTACAAACACATTATAAGTAACATATGGTTACTTGTCAACGGAATAAGTAACAAAAAGTTACTTGTTTTTCGATTCATTTATACGTAACAGCATGTTACCCTTTATATAGAAAGTGGGTGTCTAAATGTTTCCAGAAAAAATCAAAGAATTGAGGCTTTCAAAGAAAATGACACAACAAGAAGTTGCTGATAAGTTAGGAATTACTCGCCCTGCTTATACAGCCTATGAAAGTGGAAAGAGAGAGCCTGACTTTTCTATTCTTCAATCTTTAGCTAATATTTTTGATGTTACTACTGATTATTTATTAGGAAGAAATAAAACGCCAAAATGGGCCGATGAAAATGATTTAATTGAGTTAGATAAAATGCTCGATTCCAACGTTAACATGGCTTATGGTGGTGAAACATTAACAGATGAAGAGAAACAACGGGTAAAAGATGTTTTAACTGGTCTATTTTGGGAATTTAGAAAAGAAGACAAAAGTAAAGAGAAGTGATTTTCTATGGAGATGGACGTAATTAGTCTAGTCGGTAGACTAAAACAAAAATATAATTCTGCTAATCCCTTTACTATTTGTGAAAAAATGGATATTCAAATTAGATACGTTCCCTTTTTGAATAACCCAAAGGGGCAATTTCAAGAATTATTAGGACGCTCAATTATTCTTCTAAATCACGAACTGAAGTATTCTGAAGAACGGTTCTATATTTGCGCTCACGAACTTGG